AGCCAGCATCCGGTCGTCTCGTCCACCGTCCACGACCAGTTCAGCCTCGCCGCGAGCTTCCGATGGTGCCCCGGCAAGAACCTGAATCGCTGCCCACGACGAAGTCCGTGAACGGAATCCGTCTTGCGGGAGAACCCTGTCTCCGCGCCGCATCCGCACTCGCACAGACGTGGCGGGTCTGGCGTGAACGACCTTGGCTTCGCGCCGCCCACCGACCGGCCCTTCCTGTTGGCGTAGTGCCCTCTCAGATGCCGGTTCGGCTTGCCGGTCTTCGTAGAGATCAGCACAGGCTTCCCGCACCCGCACGCGCACAAAGCAGGGGTCATGGCAACCCTCCGGATAGATGATGGTTGCCATGACTATACCTGCTCTCGTCGTCCTAGACGGCAGCCGGGCGAACTCCGTGCTGAACCACGACTTGTGCAGGCCGCCGGTGGGTGATATCGTGGCGCATGATCGCCCGGAACAACGTCTGGTTGTCCTGGAACGCGCCGTGCCACGTGCCGCCGACGTTGTAGGTCGCCTCCGTCGAAACGTCGAGCTGAAGCTCCATGTTGATCCCGACGATGGCCTCGGCCATGTTGACGATGAACAGGTCCATGCAGTCGGCCGATGTGCCGACGGTCAGGTTCATCTGGTCGTCGTTGATCTTCAGGAGCGAGCTGTCCGCGAGGAACTTGCCGTCCGCGTCGGTCAGCGTTTCGAGGTAGGTCAGGAAGTCCGGGTGCGCGAACCACGCAGGCCGGATCGCGCCCGCGTTCTGCGACCGGAACACCGCCTTCATCCGGCGCAGCTCCGGCAGCGTCGGCTCGATCCCGTTCCCGGACGTCGAGTCGTAGATCGGGTCCTCGGTGATGCTCACCATGTTCAGGAACCCGAGCGGCTGCAAGGTGCCGGTGCCGCGCAGGAACGCGAGGTCCTCGCGGAGCGCCATGACCTCGGCCATGTCCTCACGGACGATGGACTCGGCCTGGGCCGCGTCAGCGAGCAGGAAGTTGCTGACCGGGACCAGGACGCCCATGTTCTTCGGAGTCAGGATCGCGACCTCCGCGAACGTCGGCTCCGACGTGGTCATCTCCGTGTTCTCCGCGAAGTAGTACGCCGTCCCGCCAGAACTCATCGAGGTCTGGTTCATCTGCTTGTTGAAGGGCACGAAGCGCGGTCCGGCCCGTCGGACGACGGCCTTCGCGCGGAGCAGCGTGAGCAGGTCGGGCATCCACTCCTCGGGAACGAGGACGCCTCCTGCGGACGGTGTGCCCTCAGCGAGCGCCTTCGCGGACAGGTAGCGCAGGAAGTCGCGCTGGTCGTCTGTCCCCATCCCCTCCTTCGTGGACACCATCGCCTGCATCAGCTCCGCGAACGACTTGCGCTCGATGAAGCCCTTGACGGCCCGGTTGTCCCCGACCTTGATCTCGCCGCCGCGCGGCTCGACGATCCGGTAGCTCTTGCCTTCCGCGATGTCCTTGACGACCTCGGGATCTGCGCCGGGGCCGACGTAGCGCGACGTGCCATCGTGCTCCGACAGGGCGGACTTGACGGCGAGCGCGATCATCTTCGCGAGCTTCTCGTCGCCAGCGTCGCCATCGGCCGCCTTCGCCTCGGCTGCCTTCGCCTCGGCTGCCTTCGTCTCGGCCTCGGCCTTCTCCTCGGCCTCCTTCTGAGCCTCGACGCGCTTCTGTTCCTCGACGAGCGCGGCCTTCTTGTCGGCCACGTCCTCGCCCTTGCTCTCGGCTTCGAGCAACGCCTTCAGATCGGCCGAGATGATGTCGAGCACCTCATCGAGGTCCTCGCCTCCCCGGATAACAGGGATCTCTCGCATGGTGCGCCTCCTGGGACTGCGGGTGGAAGAACCGGCGGTGTGTAGAACCGCCTTCCAAACACCGCTGCCCCTTTGACCCCCCACCGCTTGACGCGGAAGTTTCGGCCCGAGGTGCGGGGCCGGGGCGGGCTATCCTCCCCGGCTTCTGTCAACCATACGCTGCGAAAGTCACAGCGTCAAGTAGAGGTCTAGGGTTTCGCGAGGGAACGAACGGGGAAGGGGAGCCGAAGCCCCCCTTCCCCCACGCCTAGCCCCGCCCAACCAAACCGAACCTTGCCCCACCGGGCCGAGCCTTGCCTAGATCACAAGGGTAGCTTCTGCGCGACGGCAAACACGCCCGATGCTTCAGGGTCGTCGCGGATCTCAAGCACCGAAAGCCCCGCGTACTCCTCGACCAGATGCCGGATCGCCTCTGGCGTATACCGATAGAAGTCGTCTGGATAACTGTGGTGCGGGAACCCGATCCCGCGCGCCGTCACGACAAGAATCCCGTCGATCTTGAGCACGCGGCCCATCTCGGACACGGACAGCCACGGCTCCGGGTCGTGCTCAAGCATCTCGGTTGACACGACCACGTCGAACACGTCGTGCTCGAACGGGATCGCGTGCGCGTTCGCTACATGATCGACGCCCTTCCCGGCGAGCTGGTCGATCCCGACGTACCGCTCGACCTTTCCGAACAGAGAACGGACGCTCCCGTTCACGTCGAGCGCCCCAACCTCAAGGACGTGCAGCCCAGGATGGTTCAGCCCGTAACGGGCGGCGGCGGCCTCCACGAACGTCATCACCGACCGGTGCATCGTCCCCTCACACCTGCCGCCAGACGCCGTGCTCCAAGAACCCGTGCCAGTGCGGCGCGAGAATCGACGGGGAGACGGTGATCGTCCCGTCCTCGTGCTCGACGACGGTGTGTAGCTCGGGCGACAGATTGCCGACATATCCGGTCGGGTCCTTGATCCACCACCATCCTGCTTCGCGCTCGCTGACACCAGGCGTGTACCCTCCCGGCGGCCCGTTGAGCAGCGCCTCGAAGTTCGCGGCACGGTAGCCCGTCGTCACGGCGTCCAATCGATGCTGAGCGCCGACACGTCATCCCCGATCCAAAGTTCATCCGGGCAGTCATGGTGAGGCTGGCCGCACATCGACGGCCACCCGTGCCGGGCAAGTGACGGCACCGTCGTCCACACCGGCTGGCAGATCCGTGTACGCATCCACATCGACAGCCGGGCGTCCGGGAAGATCGAAGTCGCCTTCGCGACCGACTCGCCGTAGTGGAGGAAGTCGGTGATCCACTCGACCGGCATCGCGACCGCCTGCACGCACCCCCAATGCCCCTCGATCGGGAACCAGTGGCCGCCGTCCGCGAGCACCTGCCGCCACGTGGGGGCACCGTACGGCTCCGCCGGGTGGTAGAACCGGATCAGATCGTCGGGCCTCACCGCGACGCACTTGCGGACGGCCGCGACGAAGTCGATGCACGGCTTCACGTCGTTCTCCAAGAACAGCGCGTGCGTGTCGCCCGACACGGCCGCGACCCGCATCGCGTTCGCCCAGTTTTTCCACGGGTTCATCCGTTCCGGCACGTCGTCAACGACAACGGTCGCGGGTTCACCGAGAGCTTCGAGCAGATCCGGGAGGATCGGGTCGCGCTCCGGGTGGTGGACGATGTAGACGCCGAGCGTCATCGCGCCGACGTGACGAGCACCTGGATCTCGACGGCCGCCGACGCCGCGATCGCGTGCAGCACCTCGCCAGCGTCAAGCCACAACGCCACGTCAGCGTTCTGCGGAAGCGAGAACCCCGCGCCGGACACCACGTCGGGGCCGCCGAGATCGACGGCGGTCGCGTTGATGTTCCTGACGAACACCCTGACCGGGTCAGGCTCCTCGTCCCACACCATCGTGACGCCGCCCGTCTGCGTCAAAGCAACGGCCGCGTCCGGGGAAGCGCCGCCCGTCAGGAGCGCACCGTCGGCTGTCATCAGCGGAAGGTCAAGCCGGGCGAGATCCCCGATGAACTGGACCACGTACGGTGTGCCGATCGTGGCGAGAGCTTCGAGCCGTGTGGCGACGGTGGCGGCGTTGGCGTTGTGGTTGATCGTGGCCGTCTCGGCGCCGTCGTAGGTGAGCGTGAACGTGCCGCCGTTCGGGGTGCCGGTGATCGTCACCGTCTGGATCTCGTTGCCGTTCGTCACGCTCCGCCGTGCTCCGACGATCACCGCTTCCTCCTCCGTCGTCTTTTCCCCGCTGCCGCCATAGCGGCCATCTTTTTCTTTCCGTAACGCTTGCGACCGATGCTTGCGGCCAAGGCCCCCGGATTGCGGACACCCCGTTTCGCGAGCTTACCCTTCAGGGCGCGAAACCGTGCGCCCGAGCCGAGCTTTGGCCGCTTCTTCCGGGCCACCTTCTAGGGGACCTTGACCCCGATGAACGCGAGCGCCGCGCCGAGCCACGCGAGCGACACCGTGTCGTTGCTGCCGATGTCGAACGCGGCCAGCAGCATCAGAACCACCCCCGCGAGAAGGATGAGCAACCCCGCCGTTACGTTGATACTGGTCTTCACCGGACTCATCTGATCCTCCATTTCAGCTCGCTGCCTCTGGATCATCGACCTTCAGGTTGGACGTGGCGTTCGCCCTATTGTGTGCTGTCAAGCGCACCGATGAGGGAGCCGTAGATCGCGTTCAACGCCGCGAAGTCCGGCTCGTCGGGCCTCGCTTTCGCGTTCACGTACTCACGTTCAAGATCAACGACCGCTGCGATGAACTTGCCCTTGCTCGCCGAGCGATTCACCTCGTCGGCGCGCTCCTGCCACTTGGAGTAGATTTCCTTTTGGCGAGGATCGAGCGTCCGACGCCGTAGCTGGTCGATGTTGTTCTTCCACCTCACCGCCTCCGGCCCACTCATGTCGGGGAGGTTGGAAACACGCTCGGACACCGGGGTGCCATACGGGTCCGACAGGTTGGAGTAGGGCCGTTCCGTATTCGAGCGCCCGATGCCACCTACCCCGTCACCGCCACCCGGCATGTCGCGCCACCGGCCATGAGAGTCCCGAGGCTGACGCGGGTTGAACCGCTTTTCCGCCAGCCGCTCCAAGAACCCGGCCAGCAGGTTGCTCGTCTCGACAAGCCGCTCGACCGTCGCGTCGTCCAACGAGTCAACCGGCGACACCTCGCCACGCACCCGCTTCACCATCTCGACCGCCCCGGCCGCCGCCTCGAACACGTCCGGCGCACCCTTCGCCCCGGCCTCCCTGACCCGTGCGCTGATCGGCCGCCACTCGTCAAGGCCCGGAGGGACACGGCCAGCGTCCCGGTACAGGCCCGCCAGCTCCACGTACCGCTCGCGCAGCTCGCCGTCGTCCATCGTCGCCAACTCCGGGTCGGAGATCCCCTCCATCCCGATCAGCATTTTCATCTGGCCGATCGCCTCCGTCGAAAGCTCCGGCCGCAACGGGCCATCGAAGCTCTTGACGGCACACTCGAAGATCGAGCGCGGATTCGACGGCACCGACACGACGCTGATCTCCATGAGATCGACGGACTTGATGAGCCGCTTGCCACGCTGAACCTGCTTGTGGAACACGCCGCCGATGCTGAACGTACGGACGACGCCCTTCTTCACCTTGTGGTACGCGAGATGCGCCCAATCCGGCTCCGACGAATCCGGCTTCGGAATGTACGCCTTCACCGACAGCCCGTTGTCGTCAACGCGGGCGTCACGCACCGACCCGATCGGCTTCGACTGGTCGTGCTGCCAGAGCAGGATCGGGTTGCCCTTCAGGTACGGGTCAAGGGTTCCCGAGAACGCGTCACGGGCAACAACTTCGCTGTCGCGATCCTCCACCCACGTTGACGCGTACCCCTTCAGCTCCAAGTCGCCGGTAGGCGTAGCCGACTTCGTGAACCCGAAATCGACCCGGAACATCTTGCGCTCAAGCTCTTCCATGATGGTGAAACTGTCGCACCCCGGCCGGACGTTACTTCGTGACGCGCCTCCGGAACTGCCGCCTCGACTGGCCGGTCTTCCGCATCACGTAGCGGCGGTAACGCTTGAAGCTGCCCGCCGGACGACGCTTCTTGAACTCGGCCTTCGAGAGATACTTCGCAGACGAGAGCCGCTTGTTGTAGCCCTTGAGGACCTGCCGCTTCTTCATCGGCCTCGTCGCTGCGAACCGGCGTCCCTTCGCGGACGCGAGCTTCGCCCGCCCGCGCGCGGTGATCGGCTTCTTCTTCCCGCGCCGCTTCGCCGCCGACGCCTTCGCGGCCTTCAACTGCGCCGCCTTCTGCGCCGCAGTCCCCCACCTTCTCCGGATAGCCGGACGCTTCCGCTTGCCTTTGCCGACGCCCGCGCTCGGCATCAACCGTAGAGCTGGCACGTCTACCTCCTCCGTTTGCGAGTCACGCCGACACGACGAGGCAGCTTCCGGTACGCGACCTTCTTGCCGCCACCGGCCCGCTGCGTCGCATGAGCCTTCTTCTTCGCCCACTTCCGGAGGCGCGGGTTAGCGAAAAAAAATCTCCACTGTGCGCGGCTCTTGTAGGGGCGGCTCATGCGTCCATCGTGCCACCACTATCGGACGAGGGAGCCTATGGTTGCCAACCAACCGTCAACCTCAACTTGAGGGTTGGTTGGCAACCATAGACCTCACTTCGCGTGAACTTCGAGGCGTCGCAACGCGAGCTTCTCGCGCTCGTAGAAACCGGCCACGTCGTCCTCCGTGATCCCGCCGTGGTTGCGCGCGCCCTCGTAGATCGCGGCCCGCGCGTCCGTCCCGTGCTCGCCACGGCCGATGTCGGTCGCGCCGAGCACCTCTGACCCCCGGTCGTTCTCGAACAGGTACCCGTAGTGCTTGAACCCGTCGAGGGTCTGCCGCAGGTGCCGCTTGCAGAGCACGTGCGTTCCGATCTTCCCCTCGCTGCGGAACAGGATCACGTACGTCGCCCGGCTTGAGCACCGGCCGCTGCCCTGGCACAGCCTGTCCTCGCGGCGGTACCTGTTGATCCTGTCCGCCGTCTTCTGCGTGATCGAGTAGCCCATCTCCCCTCCCTCCTAGTCGTCGGTCAACCCCACACAGACATGATAGCACACTTCACACCCTTATCGTGTCCACTGGAACGCCCGCCTCGGCTTGACACGAAGCGGGAGGTGAGCCGGTCCCTTCACGTAGGGACTAATCCAGATTTGGCGGTGCCCGTTGATGGAGGGGTAGTACGCGTTACGCCAGTGCCCTGACACGATGAACCGGTGCGAGTAGTTCGCGTCGTCGCCTGACGTCTCGTGCTCGCCCTTCTCCCGACGAAGCCGAACCACGAGTGTCTCGCGCTCCGGAAACCCGCGCCGTGTAGCCTCGCGCCGCTGGCCCTTGTCGGGCCGCTCGGTGTGGTGGACGCTGATCTGCTGCTGCATCAGCCGGAACGTCGCCTGCGCGAGCTTCCACCACCACCCGGCGCCGGTCGGCTTCCCGTGCTCGTCCACCTCGTTGCCCTTGTGCTCCATCCCGAAGTACCACGGGGTCACGTGGACAGGTACGAGCGGGGGAGGCCCCCACGTGAGGGTCATCTCGGACACCTCCGCAAGCCGTTGCAGGTTCGCGTAGACCGTGATCCCTATGCCGTCGCCGTCGCCGTCGCCCCACGATTCCAGGAGATCGGGCCGCTCGCGCGCGTCCACGTCTTCGTCGGCCGTGATGATCGGCCCCCACGACAGGCCCGCGATGTTCAACGGGGCCTCGAACCGGTCGAGCACGTCGGCGGGTGTCTCGTAGACGAGGAACCCGAGCGGGGTGATGATGTCCGTCCGCAGCAGCGGCTCCGGCGCGAACGTGGCCGATGCCGCCGTGGTAAGCTCGCACATCTCGGCCGACACGAACACCGGGTCGGCCACCATGACGCGCTGCTCCTCGCTCGCGTAGAGACGCGCGAGAAGCCGCTTCGTCTCCGGGTACTGCGTCTCCCCGGAGTTGTACGCCAAGTGACGTTTCAGGTGCGCGATCCCGCGCTCGGTACGCAGCCACCGCCACACCGCCATCTGTGTGTCGTAGG